CTTCCCGGTGGAGAACACCGGGTGACGGAAGATCCTGGCCTGCCAGGCATGCGTCATCGGCGAGACCCTCGAGTTCGCGCGGACCTGCACGCCCTGGCGGGTCTTGCCCGCCACGACCCGCGTTTTCAGGGAGCGCTTGATGCCCTGCCGCATGCCCCGGCTGGGCCGGTTGCGCGCCGCGGCCTCCCGCTCCTCGTACACGTTGACCCTGCGGAAGTACGGCTTGCGGCCGTCCTTCGGCACGATCAGCCGCGTGCGCTGCCCCGCGACCGCCACCCCGGGCGGCAGCGGCCCGTCCAGGACCTGCTGCTGGTCGGCGATGATCTCGTCGCCCGTGCCGCGCAGGTCCTTGCGCAGCTTGCGCGCCAGGGCCGGCGAGAACTCCTTCACCGAGGCCAGGACCTCGCGCAGGTTGGACACGTCCAGCTCGATGTCCAGACCCTGCGCCGAGGCCGCAGGCTTGCCCATCAGGGGGCGGTGTCGGCCGAGCGGTACACCGCGTAGACCGGCTGCGGGTCGGTGCCCTGCAGGCCCGTCCAGTCGTGCGAGACCGTGATGACGTCGCCGCCGTTCGGCTCGGGCAGGTCACCGTCGAGGTAGATCGACGGCACCGCGATCTGCAGCGTCGGCTTCTCGCCGGCCGCGATCTCGGTCGGGCCCTCGAACGTCAGGACCAGAGACAGCTCTTCCTGGTCGAGGTAGGCGTCGACCATGTCACGGTTGGTGTACTCCATGACGAAGCTGCCGCCGACGCCGTCGGCCTTGCCGCCCATGTACGCCGCGGGCCGCGAGCGCCGGCCTGCGCCGCCGAGGTTGAACCCGTTGGAGTCCAGGCCGTTGTCGAGGTCGACCTTCGCGGTGCGCACCGTCGCGAGCTCGGCGCCGGCCGAGGCGAGCGCGGTCGCGGTCGGCGCGGTGAACGCGGCCCCGCCGACGTAGATCGACCCGCCTACGAACGTCAGCAGGTCGAGGTCGGCCGGGTAGGACGGCGCTGCGTACGCGGTGTCCAGGGACAGCTCGCGCGCGACCCACGACGTGGACAGCGACACGATGTCGTCGGCCGGGGCCTCGAGCGACAGGGTGGCGCACTGGGCGCCGCGGTAGGTGTAGGCGTCGGTGGTCGCCGACCCGAGGCGCGGGATGCCCTGCTGGATGGTGTACGAGTCGGACCAGTCCGACGTCTTGAGGGTGTGCACCTGCTGGAACACGCCCGACGCGACGCCGGTCTCGGTCGTGACGGTGGTCCCGAAGAACGCGGCCAGGAAGTAGCCGAGGCCGACGGTCGTGGCGTCGAGCTGGATGTCGCCGGCGCACTCGCGCTTGACGACGGCCCGGCGTGCGGCGCGCGCGATGCGCTTGCCGGGGCGCTGGCCCGTGCCCTGCGCGGTGGCGACGGACTCCTTGAGGGAGAACTTCTCCGGCTCGAAGAACCGGGTCGGGGTGACGCCGGTGCCGTACACCGACTCCTTGGCCATGCCGAGGGTGTAGTCAGACTGGATGCCCACGGGGTTACTCCGTTTCCTGCTCGGGGGCGCCGGCGACCTGGTCGCCCTCGCCGGTCTGGGTGTCGGGCGGCTCCTGGCCGTCCGCCTGGTCGTCGGCCGGCGTGCTGCTGCCGACCGGCTTCCACGTCTCGGTCTGGCCGCGCAGGTGCTTCGCCTGGGCGGCGGTCAGCTCGATGACCTCGCCGCGGTCGACGACCCGGCCGATCAGCGGCAGGTCGAGCGCCCCCAGCGGGGACACGTTCTTGAACTTGGGCATGCTCAGCTCCCTCGGATCTCAACGACTGCCTTGTATGTGGCGCGGATCGCGCACAACCGGCCCTCGCCGGTCTCCTCGTTGTCGGTCGCTCCGTCGGACACCAGGTCGTCGGAGAAGCACCACAGGGCCGCGCCGCCCAGCGTGGGGTCGGCGCGCACCGCCTGGTCGAAGATGTCGAGCAGCCCGTACGCGATGTCGTGCACCTCGCGGTCCGACGCCGTCTGCCGGTAGGCGTCGATCTCGACGTCGACGAAGACGTCCAGCCGCCGCACGCGCAGGCGGCCGATGGTCGCCTCCTGCGGTGAGGAGCGGACGGCGGTCACCGCGACGATGTCGTCGTACTCGATCGGCCACGGGTACCCGAACGCGGTCTGCACCTCGGTCTTGTCCGCGGCCGCGAGCGCCGCCACGGACACGTCGTGCAAGGCCTCCTTGACGCCACCGCATGCCGCGCCCTGCGACGGGTAGATGCCGGTGCTCATGAGCTGCCGCCGAGCAGGAGATAGGGCCGCAGCATCTCCGTGACGCGGCGTGGCATCGCGAAGCCCTGGGCGGCGTCCGTGTCCGGCTCGGTGCCGCGGGTGGTCCGGGACGGGTTGCCGATCTTCTCCTGCTTGGCCCAGAACGCCCCGAGGTACCGGGCCGCGAGGATCACGTCCTCCGGCACGGTGTTGGCCGGGCGTGCGGTCGAGGTGACCACGATCTTGCCGGGGCCAAACGGCCCGTACACGATGCCGGCCTCTTCGTCAGCCTCGATGCTCGAGGTGATGTCGACGTCGTCCAGGGTCACCGTGTCGACGGAGGCGACCGGGCAGCGCAGGACGACCGCACGGTGCTCCCTGCGTAGGCGCCGGGTGTGCGTGAGCTCCTGGCCGTGCCACTCACCCACGGCCTTCTCTACCCGCTTCACAGCGCCGGCCGCCTGATCGGCGACCTCGGCGGCGCGCGACGTGTCCCACCCCAGGGCGGTACACACGTCCGCGCCCGTGATGGGCCACGTCAGCGCCATCGGTCAGTCCTCGGCCGGCGTGGTGTCGCCCGACGCGGCGGCCTTCGCGCGGCCGCGTCGGCCCGACGTCGTCGGTTCGGCGGTCGTGTCCGAGCCGGCCTGGTCGCCGGGCTTCTGGTCTTCGCCGTCCTTGCCGGCGTCGTCCGGGCCGTTCTCCGGGTCGGCGGCCTTCGCGACCACCGAGGCGGCGAACGCCTCGACGACCTCGTCAGGGACACCGAGCATCTGGAAGACCTCGGCTGGGTCGAGGCCCGCCAGGTCGATCGGCTCGTCGCCGTCCTCGTCGCCGAGGATCTCCTTGTACTTGGAGATCTCGTCGTCGACGGCGGCCGCGCCGTCCTCGTCGCCGCGGGCGACGTAGCCCTGCCGCTCGACCTCGAGGCCGGACAGCCGGCTGCGGGCCTCGTCTCGCTGTGCGGCCGACGCGCGGGCGACGGCTGCTTCCTGCTTGCTGCGCATGGTGACTCCCTTGCTGTGGTTCGTTCGCTGTGACGGGGTGCGGTGGCGGACCGCGCACGGTGCGTGCGCGGCCCGCTACCAGGGGTCGGTCAGAAGACCGGGGCGACCAGGCCGGTGCCCGTGATCTTCTGGTGCACCGCCTTCGGGGTGCCCTGCTCGTCGACGACGCGGTCGAACTTGGCCGCGAAGTACCCGTACACGACCAGGTCGATGCCGAGCTTCTTCGCCTGCGTCTGCTCGGCGCGGATGAAGAACGGCGCGCTGGGGTCCTCCCACAGGTGCGCCTCGTGCTGGGCGACCACCACGGCGACGTCCTCGTTGGTGCCCGTGCCGAGGTTGTTGGGCAGGTTGTTGTCCTTCACGACGCGGCCGCCGTTCGGGAGGAAGCCGGCCACCTGCGCCGGGTACGCCACGCCCTCGTCCGTGCCGAACGACCCGGGCAGGACGCGAGCCTGCTGGATGAACGGCTTCTGGTCGGTGGTCTGGGCGTTCAGCCACTCCCAGCGGCGCCCGCGCATGAGCGTGAACAGGTCGTCCTCGTCCATGTCGAGGAGCACGTCCTCGGCGTTCGCGGCACCGCCGAGGATCTTGCGGTAGAACTCTGCCGCCGTCGGCGAGGCGGAGGTGAACGTGACCGCGTTCGCCACGGCGAGCAGACCCCACGTCGCGGAGTTGATCAGCTTCGAGTCGAGGTTCGAGTCGAAGGACTTGAGCAGGTCCTCGAACACGATGTCCTCGGTCCCGAGCCCGCGCTCGGCCGACTGGCGCGAGATGGTCTGCGAACCGGCCGCGGTCCGGATCGGGACCGAGATCATCTCGTCGTCGTAGTCGGACTCGGCGACGGTGTCCATCTCGGCGGCCTGGATGTCGACCGACGTGACCGCGAGCTGCCGCGGGATGTAGACCGTCATCCCGGTCTCGGGCAGGTCGTGGTGGCGGCACATGTCCGCGAACTTGCGACCCGGCCGACCCTTGGGCGCGTACAGGTCGATCAGGTACTGCGGCACGATCGTGCCCGGCGCGCCGGTCGTGGTGACCGCACGCGAGACGACCTCGCCGCGCTCGGTGCGCTCCTCGACCTGGTGCTGGTGCAGACGCTCACGCGCCTCCCGGTTGCCGAGGAAGTCCGCGGTGATGTCCGACAGGAACCGCAGCCCCTTCGGGTCGTTCTCCCGCGCGTACGTGCGCGGCTCACGGACCGTGGTGTCGGTCCCGCCGCGGGTCTCGTCGCCGCGAGCGCCGCCGGCCGGGTTGACCGGGGTGACGCGCTCGGCCATGCGGGCGACCGTGTCGTCGGCGGCCTTCTCGGCCTCGAGCGCGCGCAGCTCGTCGTCGAGGGTCTTGAGCTCGGCGTCCAGGGACGCCTTGCTGCCGCGCAGCTCCTCGACCCTGGCCTTGTCGGCCTCGGTCGGGTCGTCCTTGCCGCGCAGCTCGCCGAGCTCGGAGGTGAGCTGGTTGCGCTTGGCGATCTTGGCGTTGATCTTCTCGCGCGCCTGCGCGAGCAGCTTCTCGAAGTCCATGGGACTCCCTTTCTCGATGGTGCCCCTGTAGGGCGGGTGTGCTTGCGAGGGACGCCAGTCGACGAAGCCAGTCGGCCACCCCAGGCCAAGGCGCGGGGTGGGACGCGAGCAGCGCGTGCGAGCAGCAGGTGGGCTCGGCTCAGCGGAGCGCGAGCATCCGCTCGTCCTCGTCGGTGATGCCGAGGTCGATGCGGGAGAGGGTGGGCGCGGCGGGTGCGCGCAGGTCCGGGTAGCCGGAGGTGTGGGGGTTGGCGCCGTAGCCGACGATCGCGACGTCGCCGCGGTGGATGTCGTACCGCTTGATCCGGTACTCCGTGTAGTCGGGCGACCAGGTGCCGAGCTCGATGCGGAACATGAAGCTCATCTCGTCGATGAGCTGGTTGCGCAGCTTCGGCGCGATGTACGCGACGTCCTGGTCGCGGGGGTCGAGCTCGGGCGCATCGACGAGTAGGCCGGTCTCGTCCTCGCCGAGGGTGAGCGTGCCGTTCGTGGTGCGGGCGATCCGGCGCAGCGTCTGGTGCTGCAGCACCAGGGGCACGTCCAGGTCGGTCCGGGCCAGGGACTCGGCGCCGGCCCCGGCCTCGACGATCTCGTTGTACGGGCCGTACCAGTCCCACATCTCGTACTCGCGCTCGTACACCGAGGCGTACCCGGTGAAGTGCAGCGGGGCGTCGTCGCCGCCGTCCGCGCGCAGCGTCATCCGTGCGCCGGCCACGTGCACCGAGGCACGCGAGCCGGTCGGTTCGGCGCTGCGGCGCTGGCGCGGGCGGTCGGCGCGCTGGGCGACGCCGCCGGCACGGGCGTGCGCGGCCCGCTCGAGCAGATCGGTGTCCATGGTCAGTTGCCTCCAGTCTGGGCGGGTGCCGGCGCGGTGTCGGACTTGCGGGCGCCGAACAGCCGGTCGAACTCGGCGTACTGCTCCTCGGTGAAGGGCTCGCGGTCCTCGAGCTCGCGCGCCTCGGACGGCGCCAGCTGCCGGGAGTCGATCTGCGCCTTGAGCAGGTCGGCGCGGGTCTTGGGGTCCATCGCCAGGACGGCGGAGCGGTTCAGCTTCGCGAACCGGGGCGAGGGCAGGATGCGGGTGGAGATCGCGTCCTCGCGGCGCTTGACCGTGCCGCCGAGGTTCATCGTGAGCAGCTGCACGTTGCGCTGCGTCACGTTCGCGTACGTCACCGAACCGGTCGCGGAGTCCACGTCGACCATGTCGCCGGGCACCCCGAAGAACCGGACCAGGGCCTGGTCGGTGTACTCCATCTGCTGCAGGAACCCGGACTCGGCGGCCTTCGCCGCGAGCGGGCTGTACGTCCAGTCCTTGCCCGAGACGAACGGCTCACCTGCCTGTGTCGACGCGAGGAACCGGGCCTTGATCGCCTCGGCCTTCTCCGGGTCCGGGATGGGCATCTCGGTGTTCTTGAGGTGCGCCGAGGGGATCGCGCCGTTCGCGAACCAGTCGGTCGCGAAGCTCTGCGCGCCGGCGCTGCCGACGATCGCGAGCGCCGCATGCGCGATCGGCGACAGGCCCAGGGGCAGGCCGCCGACGGTGAACTGCCGCTCATGCCACACGTGCCGCGGGTCGGTCTTCTCGCCGCAGATCCGGTACTCCAGGATCCGGCCGTTACGGATCCGCGCCGTGACGTCCTCGGTCTGCACCAGGTCGATCTGTGCCGGCTTGTTCAGCGCGTCCACCGCGCGGATGATGCCGAAGCTGTTGCCGTGCGCGTCGACGTCCATCTGCCCGGAGCCGATCCACTCGCCGAACGTCATGGGCTGCCCGTCCGCCCAGGCCGACGGCGTGGTCAGCACGGCCGGTGGCTTGACCTTCACGGCGATGGTGCCGACCTCGCGG